TTGCCCATGAGCCTTTCTATTTGTTCGGCCTGGGTTTGTAACTGTTTCTGGACTTCCTTTCTTTCTTCTTCTCTTTCTTTTCGTTCAGATTCTAATTGCAAATTCATGAGTCTAACCAGTTCTTTCAAATCTTCGTCCTTGCTTTTGGTGCAAGAATATTTAATATGTCTATACATGGACTGTTTGAATTTGAAGGTCTGTTCGCAATATTTACAAGAATAGGCGGATGTTGACTTTGGGATGACTATAAGATGACTTTGGGTTGACTTTTTATCTTTTTCTATAGTGTCATTTATACTTTTTGTATAAACACCTGTTTTGGTCTCATTTTGGTATTTTAATAAATGTTTTTGACAAAGATTATGTTTGTTAAAATTCGCTTTAACATAGGTAGTATAATTACAACAAGAACATACAAAAACCATACTATATATCATAAATATTTTATTTTTATACTCTAATTTATACAAAAAGTATAAATCATTTATTATCTAATGTTTTATAGTCACAATTTATTTATACTTTTTGTATAAATTCATTACCATAAATTTAATGGGTAACCTATTTTTTAATCCTTTTATTTTGCGGGAGAGAGAACGAAAAATAAAAAGAAAAAAATTTCAAAAAGTTTTATAAAATAATTTCAAAAAAAATAAAAATAAAATAAAGAGATATTCAAAGATGATTCTTGATACTTTATGTACGCCTGTAATTATTCAGATTTTCTTCTTCTTTTTGTTTTTAGTCTCTTATGTGTATTTGATAGTGAATGATTTCTCACAATACAATACGGTTTCCTTTCTCTTTAATCTTCTAGACAACGTATTATGGACATGGTTAATCTATTATTTGTGCAGTGTCGGTTACATGTTTATCGCGTGGTTCCTCGTATTGTTTCCATTTATTATCATCCTTCTGGTTCTGATAGGTTATATATTTAGTTCGTTGAGTTCAAACCCAACTCAAACACCCTCGCTAACACAATCTGTTCCTCTTAACACAGCTGCGGCGATAGCAACGGCTCAGGCCGCCATTACCGCTGCTCGGGGCACCGCCTAAACAAAAAAAACAAAAAAACAAAAAACAAATAAAAGGATAAGTTATATGATTTTAGTGTTACTGGTCCTCTTTGTTTCCTTTGTCTTACTAGACCTTGTATTCTTTTGGGTCAATGGACCCTTTTTAAATAAAACCATACGAGGGGTTCAAGGCAAGTCTAGTCAAATCCGAGTAGGAGGAGCGGTCCTTTGTTACGTTGCCCTCACGTTACTGATGTATTTTACCTTGTCTCTAGATTATCAAAAGACGTTTGGGTTAGGCGTGGGCGTCTATGCCGTCTACGAAGGAACCAATTATGCCATCTTTGAGAAATGGCCCTTGCAGATGGTCGTCATGGATACGATATGGGGAGGGATATTGTTTGTCTTGGTGAAATCAATCTATCAGAATCTTCAAAAGATGAAACCACTTAAAAAACTTATGAGGTTATAAAAATATACATAAGAGTTGTTAATGCCATTTCCAAATATAACCCAGGCATTGTTTACTTTTTCCATTACAACATGTACCTATACTTCCACCATATTTCTTTCCTAGAAAACGATAAGCATCATTTACGCTTTTAAATGATGCTATAAATTTGTCGTCTAAATCATATTGGTATACCTTCTTTTCGTCTGTGCGTTCATCTAATTCTACGAGTTGCTTTTCAGATTCTTCTTTGGATATTTTGCTTTTATGAATTTCACTACTCTGTTTGGGAGGAGCCGAAAAGGCCTGTCGCGAAGAATATGGAAACCTAGGAGACAAGGGTAGTCCACAGAAAAAGAAGTTTCTAGAATTCTTCAAGGCGAATCAGATTGAATACATTGGAGCTACTGACCTGATAAAATTGACACACGCTTAAATAAAGGAATGAATACATAAAATGTTGCAGTTCCTATTCATGATTTGTGCGATTGCTTATGCAATCAACTATGACCCAGTTCCGGTCTATCGGAATGAGCTCCGGCATTTGCCAGAAAAACTGAAACAAGAACGGATAAGGGAAACGATTAACAATACGTTTACGCTGATTCAAGACCAAGTGATGCAATCCGCCATCCGAAATGAACACGAAACCAATTTCACATTGTTTTGTCTAGAACCGAATCTCATGCAAAAAAAGATGGATAATATTTATCGCAAACAAGGGTCAACCTATGTATTGCTAGAACCAGAAGAATATCAGGGTATGTATAACGAAAATTTACATATGTACCCACCTGAACTTGTACCGCTACCGGTCAAACCCCATTGTTCGGTCAAGGATGGATATGAATTGTACAATAGACACGGTGGTGTGACCCAACCTTATCCACCGGACCATCCGTACTATATTCCTTTGGATTTTACTGCAACACGTAAGCCAGGCATCGCTCGGCAAAATTTAGAACAAGAACCCATCCTCTATGTTCAACAGTTCTTTCAACTCTTCAATCATCATTTTCCCGACTTGACGCTGACCATTTCACACGATAGAACATCCGAAGGTATCTTTGATAAAGATTGTTGTCCGGTCTACATCGTTTCATGGTAAATAATTGTATAATGTTAATGTAATGTATTTTGAAACATTGATTGGTACGACAGGGATTGCATCCAGCGGAGATACTCTTTTTATTGCAAATAATACGGTGATTACGACGGTTAAAAACGATGAAAGAAAAGATATCAGTCATGGGTATGACCGAATAGAAGACATTGCTGTATCGACTGGATTTCTAGCAGGAATTTGTGTGAACAATGAAATTTATGGAATTTTTTTGTTGGATTTAAAGACCTTCAATTATACCAAAAACAGTGTAGCTCTTCCGTATGAACCTTATAGAATTCTCGTTGAAACCAATGCAAGCGATAACCTACCCAAAATTACCGTGTTAGATGACCATTTTAATAAATATGTGTATGATATCTATTTGATAGAAAAAGAAAAAATCCCAGGTATTAAAGAGGTTATTCATAAAAACATAGCGGAGATAGATTATGAAAAAGGCGACGGCCAAGAATTTTTTATGACAACCACAGAAATTAAACCTGGATTAAGTGAAGAGAGGCTTCCCATAAACCTAGAAGGAGATATGTTAACCATGCAGTACTTTTTAAACAATCTATTTATCGTTTACTTGAGTCATTACAATATGTATTCCATCGCACAGTATGATACCGAAAAAAAAATAATAGTCATGGAAAAGGAATGTGGATATTTTTCAACGCGCATTTATATATGTATTCATGGACCGAATATCTACGTGAGTTCTACTTTAAACCGGGTGATTCCATTGAGCCAATTTAGGTTAACGAAAGAACAGTTGACAGAATCTAAAAATGCCTATCCTTTGCTAAATACAAATGTTTCACCTAATTTAGTGGAAGCCACATTAGATATTAACCTCCCCAAGATTAAAGAACGAAAACAATCTTACGCAGTAGATACCGGAACAGCCGATTCTAGTCTTTTTAATTACTACGTCTGGATGATCATTGGAATTGTCTTTGGAATACTGATTTATGTAAGTTTCATGTTTCCTGCAAGCGGAACTATCAACGTGGTTCTTTTATTGATTCTTTTGGCTGTTTCCGTTTTTATTATACATTCTTATATATAAATGAGTATCGCTTCTTATAATTCCGACAAAGTAAAACTTCAAAATTCTATCGTAGACTTATACAACACCGTGAATTTTAATGCAGACAATATCATCCAATATGAAGCCATCAAAGATGAAACCAAGAGACTATTTGAACGACAAGAAGTCTTATTTAGGATGACCGGTACATTGGCTGTAGTTGCTATGATTATCACGGTGAAACGCATATCCATGTAATAAGTAGGATTCGTCTATAAAAAGTATACGTCTAGCTATAATGAAGACGTACATCTATTTACATATTTGTTGTGTGAATCATTGGATGCAGGTGGTAGAAACTTTTTTGTCTCAAATCAAATCTTCCGGTCTGTATGAAAAAGTAGACAAAATAAAATGTGTCTTGTTAACTAAAACTGGAGTCCCGGACGATATTTTCCGAGACAAAAAAATTGAACTCTTAGGCGTTTATGCAGATTTACATTTGTACGAACAAGCCACCCTGCACCATTTATATGAAGATGCTTTAACCGAAGACTTTTATGTCCTTTATCTACACAGTAAAGGCGTGAAGCATAACCAACAAAATCCATATATACAGGATTGGGTAGATGTTCTATCCTATTTTAATATTCAGAAACACGAAACTTGCATCCAACATTTAGAACAACATGATGTAGTCGGTATCAATTTATCTAGCGAACCCTGTACACACTACTCTGGTAATTTTTGGTGGTCCAAGTCGTCTCATATTAGGACCCTCCAGAAATGCACGTATACGTGTTACAATTCACCCGAGTTCTGGATAACCTCTACGCCTGGCAAGTTTTTAAGTCTATGGACTTCAGGAGTGAACCATTATAAGGAAAGATATCCTTCGTCCCTTTATATTTTATAGTATTATTCTATGGACCAGAATGTCTTGTCACCCGAACAGAGGAGTTCGATCCAGGTATTTCAATATAATAATATCAACAGTATTACAGATTCTAAATTATCTCAAGCAAACGAAAAGTTGAAACCTGCTCTATCCGCCATGAAAACGCAAAATGATGTGTTACAAAAAAATGTAAATACGTTGAAATCTTTGCTAGATGCGATGAAATCTGACCCAACGACTACCAATAGCTTATTGCTAGAAGAAATTAGATGGAATATCTATTTTTATAAAAAGTATTACTATCAAACTCAATTGTTGGGTATCATTCTGGTTATCTGTATCCTTATCAATCTATTCTATCATACGGTTTCTATAGAAGTATTCAAAGCGGGTGCCGGGTTTATTTTATGCGTGACCTATATGTATGTGTTGTACCGGATATGGGACTTGACCATGAGAGATTCTTTGAATTTTGACGAATACTCTTTTTACAAGTATGACGGCAAGGAGGTCAAGCAGAATACATTCATGAAGACCCAGAATACCGTAGATGCATCCAATTGTGCTCTGAATAAAATTGTGGATTACTATGAATGAATTCATTTAGCTAACTGAAATGCTTTTTTCTTAGGGTCGCATTGAGACACTAAATGGTAGTCTATACGCGAAGCTTTTCCACCGGTCAAAGCACTGCCCAAACGGGCATAGGCCCAGGATTGGGCGGTTTGATTCGGTCTAGACCCCGACGAATAATACGCACCTTCTCCCTTCTTGACAATCCCCTGCAGAACATGCATCGGGCAGCCGGAAGCACGAGACAATTCTTTGCTAGGGCGAATATGTTTGATAGAATAGAGCTTACGTGCTTTCAAAATATGTTTGGATACTTTGGAGGTAAACGACGGCAACTTGTTTCTTGTATAAAAACGTCCCTTTTTATACAAGTTTATTGAATTCTTCAACATACTGAGTTGTTTTCTCTTGTCTTTTTTGGTCAAGGTGTTGGGTACGTAGCTCATAGAGTATGTGATTATTTTTTTGAAAATGCTTTTGTTGAAAAAGAGGATTTTGGGTTTTCTACAAACGATTGATAAGATTCCTTGGATTCCCTGGGTACCATACGTATGCATAGCATGCGACGAATCAAGGACCACCTCTTTTTGAACATATCGTGTATATAGTCTATTCAGAAAATAAAAATCAGATTCACATTTCGGTTTCCATGACCGCTCGTCCTAAATACTGAAGATAGATACGGTAAAACAAGTCCCGCATCTCGGACTCGTCTCCTTCAAAGTATTCTTTTCCAGCGATTCGGCTAAACCTCACATCAAATTGAGCTTTCACTTCCTTTTCTACGACAAACGGTTGGTGACATTCCAGGACCATGATATAGCGTGTGCCTTTCCGATAGGACTTGCACCGTATCATATCACATCCTGCGGAACACCCAATCTTGTAACGATTCGTTCCGACCAATTCTGCAGGTTGGATAAAGTAAAGCGTTCCCGCCATTTCATTGTGCAACTGTATTCCGTTTATTTGTTTCATCAATTTTATAGATTGCAATTCATAAGAAATTAATTCCTAGATAAAATGACAGATTCAGATTTATCTAGGAATTGATTGGGTCTATCTATTTGCAGAATAGTAATTCTATGAGTTGGATTTTTTTTCATAACGTTGTTGGGCTAGACGGGCATCTTCTTTCTCTTCAGCTTCAAGTCTACGTTGAAAATTAGCATCATCTATAAGCGCTTGATCTTCTTGAGCTTGAAGATAATTGTCCCATTCAGCGGAACTCATCGCAAGTAGTTCTGCATTGTTGGCCTTGTCTATCTTGTCTATATGTGAATTGTTAAGTGGTTCTGATTCTGAATGGTTAAGTGGTTCTGATTCTGAATGGTTAGATTTCTCTACAGTAATGTCACCGTTTTTATTAAGTACAGTAATGTCACCGTTTTTATTAAGTTTAATCGTATATCCCAAAGAATCCAGATAATTAAGTAAGTAAGAATAGTATCTTTCATA